GCTTGAGATGTAGCACCAATGAGATACAACTTTGAAGACGATTCAGTAGAGCCTGCTGTATTCTTCGTGTCTACTATCGTCTTATCAGTTGGCAGTTCAGTTAGTCCGGACATTGTTTCAATAGTTGAACCAACAACAGGAAGCGAGCTTACCCAATAATCAGGTTCGTCTCTCGACATTAAATAGATATTTTGGCCTTTTACCAAATCTCCAACTAAAACTTCGTCATCACGAGTATACGTTCCATTTATCCATGAAACAAGCTGTGCTTCATCTAAGAACGTTAGTGCGTTGTATCTTCCTTCAACTAACTCACGCAAATCTTCGTGCGCTGTCGCCGATGTGTTATGCTCGCTTAATGCTTGCTGGAACTCGCTTGATAGAAGCAAATTAGTTATATCGAATACTTTGTTTTTGTTATTGGCGTCAACAACAAGAACCTTCAACCCATTTTTACTTGCAACTACAGGTAGCTGCGACATCTTTACTTTTCCCATATTGTATGTTTTTATATTTCTAACTCCATTTCTATATACTCATCTATATCGCTCTCTGTAACAATGTAGGTGTCTCCATCTTCCATTACAAGTAAGTTGTCGCTGTTTAAACTAAACTCGTCTGCAAGAACGAAACTTAATGATGTAAAAATAGCGAAATTGTCAATATCAAAGTCGGTAATGCTTTGGTCGGAAAAATAACACTTGCGAACAAAGTCGCTTCCGTTCATTTGTATATCGACTAAAGTGTTAAGGTTCACTACTTCTTCATAAAACTTGCAGTATGCAGACAACAAATCGTCTAAACTTGCTCCTCTAAAAACGGCATTGATAGTAAACGTTTTTCCTTTCCTTGTAGCTCCGACAATAGAAGGAAAATAGTATTGCGGATTTTCATTTTCTGCGCCGATGACAAGATTTTGTTTTACATCTTTAGGACACAAAAAACTATCTGCTGTTCCTTCAGTAACTAACATGTTCCAGCAGCTTTCGTTTATCCCTCCAAAAGACATTAAATTGCTACCATAAGACTGCGTGTACGAGCTTTTAAGGTTTTCGAAAGTGTTTGGTATATCCTCGACGAATTTGATGCTTACAAGAGACATTTTTCCTTCGTTGTACTCATACTTACTAAAGGTGACTACACGTAAATTTGCAGACAACCAATAAGAGCCAACAGAATAAAATAAATCATTGAAATTGTACAAGCAAGTGCCACTTCTAACTATGTAATCAATGAATCCATCTAAATTGGCATTTTGCCCGATTGCTCCAAAATTAAGAGTAAGCTCTCGTACTTTTGCACGGCTGTCTTTTACATAGGTTTCTTCGCAATCTATCTCTGCCCAGTCGTTACTTATAATGTTCTTTCGCTTCGGGAACTTCAATACCTCCTTCAGGGAGTCTTTCAATAACAATACTCCCCAAGTAGTGTACGAATCCGAGCCGTTAACATAAAACTTCCCTCTCATTGCTTGGTTAATTTAATGTTGTCTTTATTGTTCTATTTACTACGCAATCGGACAATTTCGCTATATCAAGACGCATTTGGTGTAGTTGTGCCGTATTATTCTGTATCAGTTGCAACTCGTTCAACATTGCTTGATTGCTCTGCAAGATGCTTTGCGTGTTTGCAGAAATAATGCCGGTATGTGCTTGTATGACGGTCATTCTCCCGTTCAATTCATCTACCGTATCTTGACTTGCTTGTGCTATGCCTTTTGAATATGTGCTTGCAGTACCACCTTCTGAAGTTATACCTAAGCGAGAATACATCTCTTTATACTTGCTAATACTTTCAGAAAAAGACTTGTTTGCTATGTCCCACTCACTTTCTGCAATTGCATCATCGGTCTTGCTTTCGCTTTGTAATGCTACAATAAGATTACTTGCCTTGCTTTCGATTTTGCTGTACCAATCCGTTTCTATAAGGTTCTTGAGAATAGTACGCTTGACATTGTTCATAATATCACCAGTAGATGATCCAAATGCTTCCATTGCGTTTGTACCATTATCAAATGCACTAACTATGCTGTCAGAAATTTCTGTTCCTGAGTTTTGAAACATTGAAACAATTGCCTTATTTTCTTCTTCTACGGCTGTACCATATTCGGTTAAAAGAATTTGTATTTGTTCAAAATATTTGCGCGCTTCGCTTCCATCGCTCAATGTGCTAATCTTTTGCTCTAATTGCATAACTGAATTTTCGTCTACCGTTCCGTCTGGATTAATATAGTCTGCTAGTGCGGTGCTATAGTCCATCTTTTGGTTCTTGAAGTCATACCATTGCGTTTGAATGTTATTGAGCTGTTTTTTATAGTCAGCAAGCGCTCGTGATGCTTCTTTATAAGATTGTAAGGCGTTACTACCAAAAATTGAATTACTCTGATAATTTTCATACGATATGCTACTCTCATACAAGCTTTTCTGATAATCATTCTGCTTTTGCAAATATTCTTCTTTCGCTTCTTTCGCTTCTTTTCCAATCTGTGCGAATTTTCCTAACGTTGTACCAAGGAATGATATTACTCCACCAATAGCACCACCTTGTGCAAAACCTTTTACGGTATTGCTCAATACATCTGCCACATCAGACATGCCTGAGGCAAAATTCTCCATTTTACCACCTTCTGCCAAATCGGATATCAAGTTGCTAAATTCAGAAAAAGACTCTACAACAGATATGACTGAATTTTTCAAAGAAGACTCTCTGTCTATCAAATCATTTGTCTCGTCAACTGTCAATCCGACTTCGGAATTTTGTTTCTTGGTTAGCGTTATCATCGTTTTTAGGTTATCTACAAACTCCTCAATACCATTCCCTCCCCAAACCTCGTCTAACCGCATCTGTGCTTCATCAAGGCTTGTTATTGCACCTTCAATCTCTTTTATCTTTTCAGAAGTAGAATCTCGTTCATCATCAGTCTTAGCAAGTTCTAATGATGCTGCCAATTCTTGTTTTTTTGCTTCGAGTTTTGACCTTTCCCATGTAGTCAAATTTTTTACCGTTGCAAGTTGCTGCTTAAATAACTTTAATCTATTTTTTTCTGCATAAAGTTCTTTTGCTTCGTCCTTTTGTTGTAAAGAGTTTTTGCCATTGTTCGCAAGCTCTTGAATATATCTTCCGTTTTCGGTAGTTATCAAACGGCGTTTTTGTTTTTCTGTCAGCTTTCCTTCTTTGAATTTTTCTGTTATGTCAAAAAGCTTCTTGTTATGTTCTCCACGTAAACTTACTCGCTTTGCTTCTGCTTCAGCATCAATTTCAGCAAGCTTTCTGCCAAGTTCATCAGATATAGTTGAAACATCCAACTTCTTTGCTTCTGCTCCTGCGTTGTCAAGGTCTGCTTTTGCTTCTGTCATCATTTGGGAAAAGACATTCTCAGGCTTCTTGCTTTTGCTACTTTTATCAGCATCAGGTGTTGTTGTTGGTTCTTCAACTCGTGAATTGCGATACTCTGACATTGCTTTGTCAACTTCATCTACATAGTTTATCAACGTTAGACGATTTTCTTCTATCTTGCTATCAATAGCATCTTGCAAAGCCCAAGCATATCCTTTCTTTCTTCTTTTTTCTACATCATCGAGATTAATACCACTCCATTTTAGCCATCTTTTATCCTCTTCCGATAATGCGGATATATTGTTTGTTCCTTTCAGTTTAAGTAAGTGCTCCTGCTGTTTTGTAACCTCTTTTTGGCTGTGTTTTGTTGCTTCAAGATTAAGTTTTTCTTGCTCTACACGAACATCTTTCAGTCCTGAAGCTTGCTTCTTCAAATCATCAATGTACTCCGGAGCGAGTTTGTGCAATTCAGCAAGTGCGATTTCGCGAGCATACTCAGTCTTTGTTTCATTATTTATAACATCTATGAGTTCATTCGTTTTTTGCTTTCTTTCTTCAATCTTCCCACTTAGTTCTTCGTGTGATTCTGCAAGTCTTTTTGAATATTTCTCCGCTTCACTTTCTGCTGTAATCAATTTGTAGATACTGAAAACCAAAGCGCCGACTGCAACTCCAACAAGAACGTAAGGGTTTTTTACAGTATCTAACAATACTAAAGCCTTATAATGTGCCAGCTCTGCAATAGTCAAACCATTTGACAATGTGGTTCCTATTTTGGTTGCAACATTAACAGCAACGACGGCGGCTTTGTAACTTCCATAAGCGGCGGCAATGTCAAGCAATACTTTCCCTACTTTTTCGTAGTTCTCTATAATGTAGGAAACGCCTTTTAGAGAGTCGCTTATTACTCCCTCGCTCTTTTCCCCTATCTCATTGAACATTTGGTACACGCTATCTTCCAAGTTGCTTATTTGCCCTGTAATGGACTTAGATTGTTTTTCCATCAATCCACCAAATTGGCTTCCATCGCTTGTCATAGATTTGAGTGCTTTTCGCATATCTTCAAATCCAACCTTTCCTTCAGTTACCAATTCACCTACTTTGTCCTTTGTTACTCCAAACTGCTTTGCGAGTTCTTCTGCCAAAGGAATACCTCTGCCCATGAATTGACGCAAATCTTGAGTGTACATTTTCCCTTGCGTTCTTGTAGTTCCATATAAGTACACTATATCATTTAAAGGTATAGATAATCCAGCGGCAATATCTCCCAACATTGTCAGTTCGCTTGTCACTTCCTCCGCTTCACTTCCGTATGCAAGTAATTGTTTCGCCCCTTGTGCAACATCTTGAAGCCCAAATGGAGTTTTTGCAGCTAATTCAACAGATTCAGCAAGCAACTTATTTGACTTCGTAGCACTCCCCAACATTGTTGTATATGCTATTTCAAGCTGTTGCATTTCACCTCTAACGGTTGCAACTTTTTTGACAATACCAGCTGCCGCACCTGCCGTTAAAAAACCAGCGACTTTTCCCCCTAATCCGTCGAAAACAGAATCCATTTTCTTCCCTTCTTCTGTAACTCCTTTTGACAAGTTAGAGAACATTTTCTCAGCGGACTTTGCATCTTTATTAAGTTGGTCTGTGTCAAGTCTTACTTTCGCCCATAGACTTCCATTTTCGCTATTTATCATTGCTGTTTACTTTATATCGGTTTTCTTGAATAGTGTATAAGTGAATTTATTTCCGTAAATCTCTGCGGACTTTTTACAGAGGTCAATAAGCTCGTTGAAGTCAATACGTCTTGCCAATACTTGACAGGCCGCGCTCCACTTGTCAACTTGAACGGAACTTATGCCGGCAGCGTGCAAATGACTTCCCCGAATTGCACTTGATATTGTTTTCTCGTCAAAATCAAACTCGGAATCCTTGTCAGTATCATTGTAGTAACGCATAGGCTTTACTTGTCGCAATGCAGTATATCCTTTGAATAATCCCAACTCGAATACACCTTCGTATTGGTCTTCGACAATAATTCCAGTGCTTGCTCCGTTCATTGGGTGTTGAAGATAGTATAAACCTGCTTTTGTGGTCGCTTTGTAAATTTTAAAAAATCTCTGACCTTTGTACACCCACATTACTCCTACATAGTCGTTAAATTTGTTCACTTCAGATTCTCTGTCTCTTATTCCGAAGATGTTTATGTTATAATTCTTAGCCTCGCTTTCAAAGAAGTTGTAGCCTTTCTTTTTGTACGCTTTGTACAAATCATCAAAATTGTATGTTGCTCCTTGTTCCATTTTTATCATCCTTTACTTTGTTTTACGAATAATCTTCTTTCCTGTTTGTTCTCTGACAATACCACTTTCAAATGTTACTGACTTTGCATATTTGTTTTTTGTCGGTGTGTTAATTGTTCTTATCCTTACATTCATAGTTGGCATATAGTTGTCAGTGAATTGAATTGTAGCGCCTACCATGAAATCGCCTGACCTTTCATCGAGATAGTCAGCCATTGCTATATTGTCAAGTTTTGCACTTAGCGAATACTTAGGCTGGCAGTTGTCATACATATACTTTACGGCAGCTTTCAGCAATTCAAACTCTGCATCTGCATAATACTTATTCGGAACATCAATATTGTAGATTGCAAACGAGTCTAACACCGCAGGAACGTAGCCAATGTATTCCTCATTCCATAATACATTCTGTGGCATTGTGAAGCCGTCAATATCTTTAGGTACAAGTTGCAATGTTGCTCCTGTGTAATACGTAACACCACCAGCGACAGAAGTGAGTCTAGTCATGAATTTTCCACTTTGGTCTGCTCCTCCTCCAAATTCCTTCCCGGCAAGCATTCCACTTTGGAATACAATTTGTGGGCTTTCGCCATCTAACACTTCTGCATTGTAGTCAATGATTCTGCTATTTGCAACATTGGACGACAACGTTGTTTTTAGCACAGGAATATAGCCTTGATTTAAAACAACACTATTTCCGTTTAGTGACGTATTAATTGGTGTTGCAAGATAGACAACGGCGTAGTAATCGCTTTCTCCATATCTTTCTACTCCAATACACCAACCTACAAATGTTCCACTTGGTATTGTTTTTTTCATAAAAGTTGTTCCTGCTGGATGCCCGATATAAGTATCGCCATTTGTATATACAGGCTCTCCTATAGTTATGACTGCGTTTGAGTAGTTAGTTGTATCTTCGTCAGGCGTTGTGCGTGTAGGAGGTGTGTATGACAACACCTTCAAGAACCCAGACGGATATACTTCTTCGTTGGTATAAATTGCTTCCTTATTGTTTGTAACAGCTTCCTTGACAAGTTTATCATTTTCTACAACATCTTCGGTAACATCTTCTATAAATTCTCCGTTCGGATCTATTTCATAGACTCTCGCATTTTGGACATTTATTCCTGCTTCTTCAGGGAAAACATAGACGGTTGGCATTCCATAGTAATGCCACTCGCTTGTCTCAGAATTGTAAGATTTTAGAACGTTTGTACGTAAATGATTGAAAGAGCCTTGCACCCATACTCCTGTTGAATCGGGTGGTATTTTCGTAAGTCCAGCATATTTACTTCCGTCATACATTATCCTTCTTGAAGCATATACGGTCCCTCCGTTATATGGCAATTGGTACATAGACAAAACAGGCAACAACAAACGTGAACTTTTCTTTATTACTCGATATGTTAATTCTACTTCATCAATGTACATTTGACGGTTTATGTTTCTTTCCGTTCCTACAACATACAATCGTTTGATTGCTCCTTCTTCTTCGCTTCTCTGTACTCCAGAGAGCAAACCGCGTCTTGCTCCATAGCCTAAATCTATTGGATTGGTAACAAAGTATTCGACCTTGCGAAAATACACCTTGTACAAACCTTCAGAAACGAACAAAATCTCCCATTCAGTACAGAATGCGTCTGCAATCATGTCAATTGCATCTCTTATTGTGTTACCGGAGAAAGAAACAGACTTTTCAATATCTACTATATTTGCTCCAACACCACCATACTGGAATTGTACAGCAGTAGGATTGCTTACTGAATAGCCTGTTGCTCTATTTGCATTTGCTACAATTAAATTCAAGAAATCTAAAGCCTTTCCAGTGAAGGAAAAACTAGTTTCCATTCTAACATTAACATTTGCAGTGTCACGAATGATGAAATACTTTAGAAGATTGCCCCAAGATTCCAACTGCATCTCATATGTGTAGTTGCTTTCGTTTACCTTTGTAACGACAGGTTCTTGTGTGAGGACAAACCACTCACCACCTGTTTCAAGCTGAGCTTTAGTTTTGAATGCTCGAAAGTGCGTAAACGTAGAAGCAGAAAAATTGAGAGATATAGTTCTATCACCTCGCAATTCTTCACTTAACGAGCTGCTTTCATCTTCCACAAATGAAACACCAGTATTATGAAAATCAACGTATGCACTATTTACTAAGTATTGTAGCTTCATGACTTCTTACGTTTATTCTTCTCTTGTCTGTTTGATTGTTTGATATTCAAAGCATTTTCTACTTCTTCAGGGCTTATGTTTAATTTCCTTGATATTTCTCCTTTGAGTGCGGGCTTTAGCAACCTTATAGCAGGCAAATTTGGATTTACAATAAGTAGGTTTGCACATATACTCCATGCTTCAATTACAAGAAGGTATCCTACCAATATTGCAGATACTTTTCCTTCTTCTATGCCGACACATGTTTCGACAAATATTCCAAGAACGAATAGAGTATAGTACCCAAGCAACTTTGGTATTGAATTTCTCGCCAAGTCTGACAAGGCAAATTTACCTTCTGTTATTTGTGCTGTAATGCCCCATACAGTATCTAGTAGTACTCCTACTGTAAGCATCATAAACATTCCACGATACCCGGCGAGATATGCTCCGAAACAAAAAGTTATTGATCCGAAGAAACCGGCTCCGCTGTCAAAGCATTCGTTTATTTTTATAATAATATTTTTCATTTTTCTCGGCTTAGGAATAATACAATACATGCAAATACGAGAAGCAATACTATAATTGAAAGAGTTTCCAAACCACTATTCTTCTTTTGCTTATCTGTAGTCTGTTCTTTTGATTTTGTATTTTCATCTCTTTTAACGTACTTATTATCAGTCGTGGTAGTTTGTTCAACAACGTTGTTATTCTTACTCTGCGTTGAGGTTTTTATGCGAATTTCCTTGACTTTTACCTTTTGCCAGAAGTCTGGAACTTGGTTTCCTTTTTTTATTTCGATTACGTTACTAAGAGAAAGACTATCATCAATGACGATGACGACTTCGTCTTGCTTAGTGTCGATTGTACTTTTGTCAATGACATTGGTTTCTTGCTCTTTTTGTTCGTTTTGAACGACTTTTGCTTCGGTAGTAGTAGTTTTATTACTTACAACCTTTTGTTGCGATTTGCACCCATATAGGCAAAATACAAGCAACGATAGTATTACAATGATTTTCTTCATACGGATTTCTTTAAGAAAGAAAGGGGTTGAAACAAAAGTTCGCAACCCCTTTCCAACAATGAAAAACAAACTAAAAATGGTCTTTTTTATGCGTTGGTTTGTGTTACAACAACATTTACTGCGTTTCCGCTTGCATCTGTTATTGTTACAATTCCAGAACGCGTGCGAGTTCCTGACAATGCTTCTCCAGCAATTGAAACGGTTGTACCGTTAACTGTCGCCGTTATCCAACCTCTATTTGGTGTTGCTGTCAAGTCTCCAGTACTACCAGTAATTGTTACTGATTGTGCTGTTCCTGCTGCAACCATTGAAATAGAAGAAGGACTTGCGGTCAAGCTTTCAGCAATGTAAGGTTCAAGCATTTTTCCAGTTGAAGGCACAAGTGCATCAAACGTGTATTTCCAACGACCTCCGTCGGCAGACTTCCATGTTTCTTGTACACTTGCAGAACATTTCTTCAATATGAACCCTACGCAAGCTCCATCTTCTGGAGTTACACGGATTGCATACTTTGCTTCGATGATTCCGTCGTTATCTTCGATTGGCTTGATACCACCTTTCTTGATAAACAACTCGAATGCTAAAGAATAGTTGTTTTTTTTGCGGTAGGTATCTACAACACCTCCACCTTCTTCTTTTGCTTCTTTCTTTTCGCCCTCTGAAGTTGTCAATTCAGTAGAATCTTCAACAGGAGTGTCAAACTGATGGTATTGCCCGATTACGCCAGCGGCGCTAATCTCAGCATACTCGATTTTTGGTTTTCCCCATGATACTATCATAGTTTTTTGATTTTTAGGTTTTACTTATTTTTTACTATACTGACAAATACTTAAAATGTAATTGTGCTGTAACAAAGTGCTGTTTTATGCTTTCTTCCTCTATGGTGTAAATTGCACCTCCATACGTGAAATGAATGTCTCCAAGTTCATTCAACATTTCGTCAAGGTCTATAAGTTGTTGCTCAATTGCCAGGCATCTCGTTTTGTTTGGATAAAAAGAACCATCTGTTTTTTGAACATCTGCAACATATACATTTACAACAACATCGCCTTCTTGTACTTGGTCCATATCTCCTGTTAGAAACGATACTACACAATCTTCTGATTGTGAGTTAAAAGGTCTTTCGCCCTTTGCATACACACTCCCTCCGATTGTAATATAGCCATTGTAGATAAGTTCTTGAATATGACTTACAACCAAATCTTCTATTTCCTGTCCTGACTTTCTCATTTCTTGAAGGTTTTATCTATTAATGTTTTGAATGCCTTTTCAGCTTTATTGGAGCCACCTGTTAAAACATCTCTGCCATTCCTTTCTACATATAGCGAGTAGTTCATACCTGCTACCATGACAAGACAAAAGCCTGTGTTTCGAGTTTTCATTGCAAGCGTTTCTGCAAGTTGTTGCCCTTGCGAAGCACCATCGCTTTTTGAACCAAAACTGCTTTCTGTAACTATTGCACCATTGTAAGTAATGATGTAACCTACTGACGAGCGAAGGTTTCCTGTGCGGTCTACATATCCCCCATTTTGCCTTGCGTATTTAATTCCATTTTCTCCTGCAAACAACAAAGCATTGTATATCTTTTTTTCTATACATCGCCTATGCTTGTAGAGCATTATCTCAACATCTTTTGCTGTCCATTGTGGAATTATACCCATATCTCAATAGTTCTTGTAATATCGTAATACTCAATTCTCTGCACAGTGAAATTTCCAAGCTCTCCTTTCCAGTTGTGAACCAAATTGACTATAGACGGATTAAACGTGTCTAAATCAACTTCGGAATAGTTTACTAATACTGAGTATTGACATTCTTGATATTTGCCTTCGTTTCCATACCTACCTTTTTTATTCTCGGTAAGTGTGGAGATTGTACAACCACAAGTTCCATCGTAAGTACCGGCAGTAACATCACGCAATACTTCTGTTGCGTTTACATAGCTGATTGTACCATTTCGGAATACTAACATTTCAATGTACTTTTTACAAACTTAGAATTGTTACGGTGGGTGAATCTGCTGTTTCACCTATCAAACTCTCTCCATACTTCCTGTAAATTGCATTTGCCGTGCCTGTGAGTGCTGAAACATCTGCTTGTGTTATCTTTCCACCTTGTTCAAGGTTTACAATAGTAACAACAAAACGAAGTACATCTGCGTATGCCAATTCATAGGATTGACTTATTGCAACTTCATGAGTGAACACTTCAACGCTCGAAAGCCCACGTTTCACCAAGATAGGTTCAACGTGGTTGCTTTCTAACGGATAGTTAACACTATATTTGAGTGCTTCTAAGTTTGTCATACCAACGACTTTTATGAATTGACTTCGTTTGTTTTCAAGATAAAGTAGTCGTTTCTTCCTGTGAATACAGGCATTGCCCACATCTCGTAATCAACGAATCGACCTTTTGAATCTCTCCATTGACCTACCAAGTTGTCATCGTATGTTGCATACGTTTTGTTTGGTAGAGGGTCTGCCATTTCTGTAGAATCTGCTACTTTCAATACTGCAACCTTGTCAGCACATTGCAATACAACTCTGTTGTCAGGAATTGCATTTGTACTTGAACCTGAAGGCAATAGGACCAACTTAGGTGATTCAATAACAATCATTGGCAAGCTGATACTTTCCAAGTATTGGTTTACTATCTCAACAGGAATTACGCCAGAAGGAGAAACCTTTCCAAGTCCTAAGTTCAATTTGAAGACAGATGTGAATTCACCAACTTTGCACATATTTGCATACGTGTTACGGCTCATTCTTATTTTCTGTACTGCCTTTCCGTTGGATTCAGCAGAAGAGATACATGCTTGTAAGTCAGCAAGCGGAGTTGCGCCAGTTGCTCCCCATACTGCACCTGTACTCAAGCATTTGTACTGAGTTGCACCAGTAGATAAAGAGAACGTAAGCCCTGACTTCGAGTTGTTCGTTGGAGAAAGCGTCATTGAGCCTTTGAACAAGCCTTCGTAATAAAGTAAGTCAATACGTTTGTGCGGTGCAATTACAGCACTTTCGAATGCACCAAATAGGAATTTCACCAACTTGCTGTATTGTTCCACCGATTGAACATTGCCTTGAATAAGGCCGTTAGTTCCAAATTTAGAACGATAGCGATTTTCCAAATACAAGAATTGGTCTAACTTGTCGTTATCCATTTGCCACTCATCAGCCATACGTGCAATTGAACCAGTCAATTCAGCTGCCGTTGGCAACGAGTGTGTTGGTTTTTCTGCGTTCTTGTCGATGATAGAACCGGCTACTGCGGCTGCATATTCAGCGATAATAGCCTTGTAGGCTTTGCTTGGTTCGTACTCTACATCCATTTCGCCTTTCCAGTTTGCTTTGTATGTAGAGGTTTTCATGTTCTCGCTAACGAAAGCACTGAAAACTTGCGGATCTAAAAGTTTTTTTAATAAACTATCCATGATTTTTCCCTCCTATAATTAAATGAATTGATGACGAGAAGTCAAGGCAGTCTTTATCGCAGGGTTCAAAAGAACCGGCAATGTGCTTTCCTCAATTTCATATGCTTGAATGGTAATCGTTAGCGAAGGTGCGTCGTCAACTTCCACACTGGCATAGCAAAGCCCAGCTACTGAACTTTCAATACCGTTGGCACAAACGATTGTGTCTTTATCAACTTTTGCAGCCAAAGCCGCTACGGTCAATGTGTCGTAAGTTGTGCCTAGAGTTATCTCAGAAATTGCGCTTCCTGCTACCGTGTCACCAACTTTTAATTTTGCTCCATCGCCGGGCATTATCAACAACGATGTTGCATTTGCAGCTGCGTTTGCTTGTACTTTAACGGTTCTTACAGGTACCGCTTTGCCTGTTACAATTGCAATAGGTGTGCCTTTCGGAATAAATTCTGTTCCGGTCACTAAGGTTGTTTTGTCAACCATTAGTCCACCTTGCGCACGCACACAAGTCTTTTCGTTCCATTTTCCTTCCGTTAAGGCGATGGAAGATGAATAAGAGTAATACATAATGTTTACGTTTTTTTGATTTTACATTTTGGCATCATTCACTACTTAGTTGTAGTCTCGCTGATGACCTTAAACGAGTTGATTGTTTCTTCTGTTCCACCTTTCTGTGAGCCTTCGATAGGATTTATGTTTAAACCTTTCTCGCTCATTTCTTTGGTGAATGCTTCAAAATCAGACTTTGTTTCAGTAAGATACTGAGCAAATTCTTCTTCGTCAGCAAAAGACATTTTTTCAAAGCTTTTAAGGGCTGTTTTGCCAAACGTACCGCTGTCTTTCAACAAACTTTCCAATTGAGAACGTCTTAGTGAAGAAACTTTGTCAGTTTCTAACATTAGGATTCTTCTCTCGGAATCTTCACGATACTTTTTGAACCATGCAGGTTCATCTTCGACATTTGGCTCCTCTACTCCTTTTGTTTTTGGATTAGGGATTGGTTCCTTTGCTTTGTTGATTACTCGACTTGCCATTGATTGCGAAACTTTGAGAATTGGAATAACCGCATCTATTCTTGCGTTTACTTCTTCCGCTGTTGGTTCGTCTACTGCAAGACCGCTTACAATTGAGGCTGCTACGTTCTTGACTTCTTCTTCGTTGAACCCTAAAGATGCTACTTTAGGTTTCAAGGCTGCTAAAACTAATGCTAACTTATCCATTGATTTTGTTTTATTGTTTCAGCAAACAAATATAAAATTATTTTGAAACAATACAATAAAAAATCAAAGTATTTTGATTACACTACAAAAAATCATCAAAGATTTCTGAGCTTGTAACATCAGAAGTCCACTTCGGATAAAACGTATTTGCGAGCGAATCTGAAAGGTCAGGCGACCTTTTAATGCGTTCCTTGATATCTTCCTTCCGTTCAATGATAATCGAGCCGTTACTTTGAAACGTCCAGTGCGTGTTTGTCAGTTCTTCAGTCAAACGATCATTTTCAGGGAGTGCTGCATTATTGCCGTTCTTTGGGTTTAGAAAATCTCGTATGCACCAGTATAAGTAAGCCCTCATGTTTGCAAACGTGTACTGCCCTGTTATGTCTGTTAAGCCTGAAGCACCTTCACTGAATTTGCATGATACTGCATTATGGAATCCAAGCTCCAACAAACGTGAATACACACCAGCTCCCTCCCCTATGGTATCAATAAATACTTTTGCCGTTGTATCTTTCTTTAGATAAAATGATGTTTTTCCTGTTACTGCCATGTGGTCTGCCTTACCTGCCGACTGATGTATTTCAAACTTCTCTACATAGTGGCCGTATCTATGACACCATACTGAACTATCCCTACCCATACCAGCAACATCAAGTCCTATGCGTAACTTTTCATCTACTATCTTTACACCATTTTCCTGCATTTGTTCCCAGCGTTGATTTGCAAGCACAATCCATTCATAAGGAATAATGACATCGGTATCAACTTTCGGAAACATACCAAGCACCTTAACACGAAATGAATCATTTGGCCGGTACAATTTATTATCAAACTCAAAATCCCCTTCTCCTTCGTTGAAATCTGTCTCGTCTATCTGTACACACCATGTTTTTACCTTATCGAGAACCCAGTCATAATCTACTTGGCCGGGAATAACAACTTTCTTCTGTATGACATTCTCGGCATTAAGAGAATTAAGACGAAACTTCTGCCAGCGTTCCGACTTCATAGCATTTGCAGCATAGCCTGTCGTTACGTTTGGGTTGTAAACAATCAACATACGGCTGTTTCCTTGCAAGTTACCTTCAATTGCCATATACACATTTTCAGGAATACCAGAAGCTTCAGTAACAATAAACATCGTGTTTACTGCGTGGAAACCAGACCATGATTCTGTGTTATTGTCGTCAGCTTTGAAGCCTGTCAAAAACCATTCGTCAAAGTCGGTTTTTATTCCGTTCTTCATAAGTCTGCCCGGCAAGAATCCTGCGTTTCTGTATAAACGACTTATTTCTGGTATCATGATGTTTTGAACCTGCCTACCTGTTGGAGCCGTTAAGGCAATCTTTGTGTTCTTTACAAGGTTTCCATTTTGGAATCGAGGTGTTAAATACATGAAACACATTGCACAGCACGCAGCAACAAAGTCCTTTCCCCTTGCCGTTCCACTTGCTACTGCCACCATTTTGTTGTGTTGGACCGCCGAAACAATTGCCTGTTGCTCTTTGTCAAGACGAGCTTTCAGTACATCTCTTACAAAGCAATTCCAATCGGATTGCCACAGCTTCATATATTTTTCTCCCTTTGTCATTTATTCTCTTCGTCAGGCAAGTTTTCCAATAATTGCATAAATGGGTTAGCGTCTATCTTGACTTCGTTCTGCTCTACATATCCCCTTCTCTTTCCTTTTGTCTTTAGGTAGAAAATGATAGCAGTTACGTTCTTTTCTTGAATAACAGACATAAGTTTGCTCTCCGCATAGTCTACATTCATTTCCGTAACATTTTCTATTTCCTCCTTGAATGCTTCAGATTCGCTAAGCCAGCGATAATAGGTTGCCCTCGACACTTCAGCTTCTTCGCACGAAGCATGAATATTACCCATTGAGCCACTAAAGCATTTTATGAATTTCTTTTGCTTTAACGTCAACCGCTTTTTTATATGTGTTGTTTTGTATTGTTTTTTTTTCTTTTTCATGGCTTTTCCTCCTTTGTTGTATTGATTTTATGTTACTTGAAAGATAATCGTTTATGCTGCTTTTAATTTCCATTTTTTTAAGCTGCCAAAGCAAAATTTTCGTGAGATTCTAGTTTTTCATCACATTCCGAAAACTGTGGATTTTCAAAGAATGTATTTAATTGTTCTGTAAGAGAGTATATCTTAATATTCGGAGTAGTGAATGATTGATGTGATTCTTTTACCATAGAAAAAGAGTCATATTCTAATCCGATAGAAATGTAATCAGTTCTTTCTATGCCTACAATGGCATCATCAGAGACAAAACAAATTGATTCTGAAGGATATTTATCAACAAAGCAATGATAAAAATCTTTTTCCCATTCAATATAATCCTTATCAAGATGGTAAAATTGGTTAGGTAGTACCTCTATTGTGTGTACAGAGGCAATTTCGTCATGTTCATAACGAACGCGAGTTTTTTTAAACAATTTAACAAAATTTTCTAATGCTTCTATTATATATAGTTTTGGTTCCATTGTTCAATATTTTTTGAGTTATTATTCTTATTTTATCTTTAGTTTTTTAGTCATACATACACATCCAGCCTAGACGTATATGCACAATTGTGCTTATACACTAGTTAGCAACAAGCGTTAAGACATCTCCGTACCTGCTTTTATTGCACTTATTAAATCGTAGTATCCACCTAT